ATAGTACGCTTTATGCGCTTTATGCTGTCCTTTCGTACTTTCCTGTGCGTTGCCCTGTGTTTGTAGCCTACAAAGTCTATACCGTTCTTTGCTGCCAGTATGGTAGTTTTCGGGTTAAACTCTAACTTAAGCTCTTCCCGTAAGAATTGCTCTATCCGTGCAAGCCAGTTGCGCAGCTGTTCCTTGTCTGGGCTTAATATTACAAAGTCGTCCATATAGCGTATGTATGCCTCTACGCCCAGCTCATGCTTAATAAACTGGTCTAATGCGTCCAGATAGATATTTGCAAATAACTGACTGGTAAGGTTTCCTACTGGTATCCCTACGCCGTCCGGCATATTGCCGTTGTGGTCTATTATCCTGTCCAGCAATGCCAGTACCCCAGCGTCTTTTATAACCTTACGTATTTCAGTTTTTAATACCGCATGGTCTATGCTCTGGAAATAGTGGTGTATATCTGCCTTGATAGCATAAAGCGGCTGGTCTGGGTGGTATTTGTTCCACTCATACAGCCACTCTTTTAGCGTATCAGACGCAGCGTGCATACCTTTACCTTTCCGGCAGGCGTAAGACTGCGATATAAACCGCTTATCAAATATAGGCTCTAACACGTTGTTTATGGCGTGCTGTACCACCCTGTCATAGAACGGCAGCGCCATTATCTGCCGCTCTTTCGGTTCGTACACCTTAAAGTAATGGTATTTGCTTGGCTCATAGGCAAGGTTTATAATATCTTCCCGCACCTTGTCTAAGTTTTCCTCTTTGTCTTTCGTAAAAATCAGTACGTCTTTTCTGTGGCGTTTACACTTTCTGGCTTTGTTATAGGCTTTCTGTATGTTTCCATAGTCACCCATAGCCTCTAAAAGCGTAATGCGCCGCCCGTCCTTATCGGTAATGTATCCTACTCTCTTCAAGTATTAAGCTCCTGCCTTTCGCCGTAGCTACTAACCAGCAGCCGTATTTTTTCTCTTTGCCTCACGGCGGGACAGCCACTCTGACTATAGGATATTAAACACTCGGTCTTATCCCTTTCTAAGTCCTTGCCAGTATTCCGTAGAACTCTGTGCCTGTAATGTTCTCACTAAGTCACACGCCCCACGAGCGCCAATGTTCGTATTGACATTCCACGGGTAATTGTTGCAATTCACGGCACGAGCGCCGCAATTCGCCCCATTGTTCCAGTTGCCGCCCGCTATCAACGCCGCCAGAGGCTGTAAGTAAGCAGCTGCCCCATATCCTGCTATTTTCTGGTCTTTACCTCTTCTATCAGTTCGCCCAGCATAACGCCTATTTCTTTCAGCTTGCGGCAGCTCTCGCCGTAGTGCCGTGCGTTCATAGCGCTATACTTCAAGTCATGCGCCAGCCGCAGCAATTCTTTACTTTCCTGCAATGCCGTATCTACCGTGTATAAGTGGCTTTTCGTTGCCGTCTTATCCCACTTTATAACCTCTTGCAGCATTTCAAGAATTGCGTTTCTTGTCGCCGTCTGTAAACTGAATTTCTCATACTTTGGGTACTTCGTAAGCAGAGGGTAAATATATAGCAGAAAATCGTATATTTTCTGGTGTATAATATCTGTTTTTGTCTGTATGTCCATGCCTTACCCCCGTTTATCCGGCTGGGCTTTCGCCCGCCGTCTACAGAGAGTCACACGCCCCACGAGCGCCAACGGTAGTATTGACATACCACGGGCAATTGCTGCAAAGCACGGCACGAGCGCCGCAAATCGCCCCATCGTCCCAGTTGCCGCCCGCCATCAGCGCCGCCAGAGAATATGCGTAATACTGGTAAATGTTACCAACGTCGTAAGACTTCTCGCCTGTGTTCAATGGGCTTTTCTTGTCCCAGCCCCACGCTACGCTTGCGTGGTAGTCTGCATTTGTGGCGTGTTCCGCTCTTGTAATAAGCTCGTCCAGCCACTCCCAGACACGCCCCACGGCATCTACAACGCCCACGGAAGAAACGGCATTTACCACACTGCCTGTTACGCCCCTACCTGTGTTGCTGGTGGCGCTCCATGCGTTTGTATTTGCGTTATCCAGTCCGGCAGGGCTGCCAAAAGCATAAGCGCAAAATTCTGCATAGTTCGGCAGACGCTTACCGCTCTTTGCCAGACGTTCTACAAAGTTGTACCAGTTCATGCTTTCTGTACCCGTCATAGGTGCGCAGCCGTACTCTGATTTCAATCCCTTTGCTCCGTCGTCAGAATTAAGGTAAATATCTACCCATGTGCCGCCGCCTAAATATACCATACCCTCTGGGCTGCATTTCGGGCGGTGTCCCAGTGTCCATACAGAACGTGGTACAATGCCGTTGCTTACTGCACTTTCCCAGCCTGTGCCAAAAATAACACTGCTGCCATTAAGCGGCTGTAAATTGCTGTCCACCTTGCGGCAGCGTCCATAATGAAAGCCGCCGATTTTACGGCTGTTTGTAGCGTTCCAGCCTGTCGGGTATGTAGAATTAAGGGAAATTACGTATTTCTCGTCTGCGCTGTCAATTCTGCTGTCGCAGATATATACGTAATAGTCCTTACCTACCGCAAAAGCGCTGCCTGCGTCCAGATTAGCAGCCGTAAGAATTGTATTTGCTGTCTTGAAAATTCCAGCGCCGCCCACGGCAATTACGCAACCCTCTACTACGGTCAGCTCATTTGCTCCGCTGGCGTAAATGTACTCATTGCTCGGTGCTACAATATCGCTGATTGTAGCCATTTTATTTACGTTCAAAAGCGCCCTTGCGTCGGTCTTTGTAACGTCGTCCACTAATAATCTACTCATACTGCTTTAATACTCCTTTCAGTGCTGCAATGTCGTCTGTTGTCATTCCTGCCACGGTGTCTGTGCGTTCCAGCGCAATTACCTTGCAGCCCGCTTTTACCGCTTTGGAAAGTGTAAGGGCTGTTCTGTCGTTTCCCGCCTCTCCTGCTGCCGCTGCCTCGTCGGTCTGGATATGTGTTACTCCCTGCACCGTGCCGGATACGTCGCCTGCTACAAATTTCATACCTACCGCTGCCTCGTCGCAGTAATATACCGTAACCGCCTTTTTCTCTTCCTCTACAGCTGCTACGCCGCACTCAATATAACGCTGGTTCTCTGCGCTCTCGATTTTCGCCAGCAAATCTGCTGCCGCCAGTTCTCCGCTTGCTACCATAGCAAGGCAGTTGTAATAATCCTCTTTTGTCTTTAATACTTTAGGAAATCCTTTCATGGTCTGCCGCCTTTCTAAAATGTATTTGCAAGATAGGAATTACCCACGTAGGTAGCCCCTAACACTGCCGTTTCTACTGTTCTTTCGTAATGCTGGCTCATGTATGCTGCACCCATGTAACATAATCCCAGTACAGCATCATGCTTATAGTCAATGCCCCAGCCGCTTTCTACTCTCTTAAGTCGCTCGTCCAGCGCTGCTATTGCCTCTTTGGTTTCTTTCGTGCCTGCCTCTGCCTGCTTTTTCACTTCCTGCATGGCTGCTGCCAGCTCTTCAATTTGCAGTTGCAGGCTGCCTGCTATGTCCTCGCCCAGCTTGTCCTTGATACTCTCAAACCATGTGTTAAATTCGTTTTCAGCGTCCGACTGGAATAGCTTAATTTTTGCCATAAATTCTGTATAGGCGCTTAAAAGTTCCTTGTCCCAGTTGTCAAGCGTGCTTTCAAAACTGCTGTATCTTTCGTTAAACTGGCTCTCATACTGTGCAAATAAGCCCTCTGTCTTGCTTACGTAGCTGTCATATACGCCCGCAATCTCTGTAAGGTACTTTTCCATATTCTGCTTATATGCGCTGAACTCGTCCAGCACGGCTGCGCTATAGGTGTTGAAAAAGTCCGTAAACTGTTTTGTAAGCACGCTTGCGTCTATCTCTTCCACCGTTCCCGTTACGATACCGCAGACTGCGCTATTAAACCGCTGGTCTGTGATATTCTGCGTCTGTATCCTTGTTACGCCCTTGCCTACGTAAATATCTGCAAGCGCAAGCTCCCATATTTCCGTAGTGCGGGTTACTGCCGTTGCTGTCGGCTTTGCAGACGGTGTGCCTTTCAGCACCGCAATATACATATCTCTTTGCGGCAAATCCCAGCGAACTACTACCCTGTCCACCCTGTTAAGCGCTCCCTCTGCCGTATCCAGTGTTACGCTAAGCGTTGCGGGATTTCTAAAGGCGTAGCCGTTTATAAAGGCATAGCCCGCATTTACTCTTATTTCCATGCCGCTGTAAGCTACCACCTGTAGCCCATCGCTCGGCTTTGGAAAAATGCCGTTTGCAATGAAAGTAGCAAAGTACCACGCCCAATCCTCGGCTTTATATACCCTGTCGTACTCTCCGTCTACTGCCACGGCATTAAACGGTAAGCTGTTTGCCATTTCCGCTACCTCACTTTCCTAATCTGGTCTACCAGCGTCGGCAGGCTGTCGCCAAAAGTCGCCTCTACGGTTTCCTTGCCTTTCTGGTATGTTTCTGTTACTTCTGTAATACGTGCATCTATCTGTATGCCCCACTTGGTTTCTTTGCAAGTAATGCGGTCGCCTAAATCAAAATCAGCCTTAAATTTCAAGTTTGAATTTGTATTTATGGTACTTACAAAATTTATATTCTTTCCGTAGTTTTCCAGCTCTGCGCTGCCTCTCGTTTTCAGCATTGCAATATAGGTATCCAGCGGTATTGTTACCTCTGTTTCCCCCTGCTGGTACTTTCTGGCAATATCCGTAGCGTCGCAGAATACCTCTACCAAATCCAGCCCCGTTGCGCCCTCGCCGTCCACTGTGGTTACCGGCTGGCTGCCGTCGTCGTCAGCTGCTCCCTGCACATAAATAAAGTTGCCGCAGTTCTCTATACTGGCTGTATATTCCTGTTCGTTGACATTATCAAAATCTTTTGAAAATATACATGGAGTGTTGCCCTCGGTATTTGTGGCTGTAAGGTCATTGCCCTTATACAGATAAAAGCCAAACAGTCCCTCTCTTTCGTTAAGCAGAATGTCATAGCCCAGCTTTCCAGCCTGCGCCCTTGCCTTTACTTCCTGCCCCAGCTGTGCGTATACCTCGTTTGCATATTCAACCGCCACGCCGTCTATGGTTTCCTGCGCCAGAAATGTAAGCAATGGAAAACGCCGCTTTGTTCCTGCTGCGCTGCCGCAGTTGTTCTTTACCATAAGGTTTATAAGATACTGGTTTGTACCTGTTGCCATAATCTGCGGATAAATGCAGCGTTTATTAAGCCACCAGCTAAGCATATAGCCCTGTGCCTCTAACTGCTCTAAGCCGTTCTCGTCTTTTGTAATGTGTACGTAGGTTATCTGCGCTGCCCTGCGCCATACGCCGCCGTCAGCGGTCTTTACTTCCTTTTTCCCGTCGTGCTTGGTTATTAAATTGCCCTCTACCAGCAAACGGCTGTTATTGTCCGTAATCGGCGCAAGCAGGCTAAAAGTTCCTACGTCAAAATACTTTGTATGCCATAGCAGGCTTGCCAGCTCGTCTATAGCTCCCAGCGGCTGTACTGTCTTGTCGAATACTCTAAGCTCCATACCGTCACACTCCTAAAAATTCCTTGCTGTAGAATATGGATACTTCCAGAGAATTTACGCCGCTGGCTGCATCATATCTAAACATATTGTCGCCTATGGCAAGCTGCATAAATGTACTGTCTACATCAATGTAGCGGAAATAGTCGGTTTCTACGCCGTCCCTTATCAGCTTAGCGCCCTTGCTGCCGTACTTCGTGTTAATCTCTATCACGTCGCCCGTTTTCATAGTGGCGTTAATCTGTATAAATTCCTCGGTATCCACATTAAGCAGTATCGGGTTTGAAACTGTCCCCAGTGCTGTAAACCTTATCCTCATTCCTGTTGATACGTCGCCCTCGTTGTAGCAGTCCACTATTACGCTTTCCGCTCGGTATCCGTATATCATGCTCTTTGTGCTGTCCTTTTCGATAACGCAAGGGAAATGCCACGCAGCCACCCAGCTTGCTATATCCTCTTTTGTTTCTTCCTCTTCCCGCCAGAACGGGTTAAGGCACTCTATTTGTAAATCAAACTCATAAAGTACCTCTTTCTTTAGTATCTTAGGCTCTCCATACGCCCTGCAATCAATCACACGCTTAAAGCCGCCGTACTCATACACCAGCGTAGCGCTAAGCTCTGGGTTAAATATCTTAAGCATACGGCGGCGCAGTTCCAATGCCTGCGCCTTATCCCGTGTGTTGATATGTCCCACTACGTCTATGTCCCTCGCCTCGATACGCTGCCCTACGTAGGTGTCGCCGTGCTGTCCCATACTGTTTGTGCTGTAAATGACGCTCGTAACGCCGGAAATGCCCTCTACGTCTTTACTTATATTGCAATGGTATACGCTGTCTACTCCCAGCTCTAACCGCTCGCCCCTTGAATTTATGTAAGTCAGTTTTTCATTTTCCATGTGTTACACCGTCCTTGCTATCATTCTGAACTGTCGGGCTGCCTCTTTCTGCTGTTTTGCATAGTCCGTGGTATTCGCATAAATATACTGATTGACAACTACGCCGCCTGCTGCACTGCCGCCGCCTCTCGGCTTTGGCTTTTTGTCGTCGTTATCATACTTAAATTCATTGCCTACATTTACCTTTGCGTCTACGTCAAACTCCTGCGGTACGCTGTCCTCAATCATTTTCTTAACGCCGCCGATTTCATTAGAAAAGCCAACGCCGATACCCTGCGCCAGATATACGCCGATTTCGTCACGCATCAGCTTAGACGGGCTGGCAATTCCGAATAAATCTTTAAGGAAATCGGTAACATCTCCTACCCAGTCGCTTATTTTGTCTTTTATCCACCTCGTAGCGCCGCTTATGCCGTTCCAGATGCCCTCTACCATGTTTTTACCGAACCCTGCAAACGTACTGCCAATATCCTTAAATACGTCTGTTATTCCAGTAATTACATTTTTCATGCCCTCTACGGCTTTGTTCTTTACTTCTGTACCCCATGTAGCCACTTTGGAAATTGCACCAGAAATGCTGTTATAAATCTTTTGCGGTATTTCCTTAACAATCGTAACAATGCCCGTTACCATGGCATTCATTACCTCTTTGGCTTTCGTAAGCATATTGTTACCCCACGTAGCCACTTTGGTAACTGCCCCTACTATGCTGTTCCAGATTTTCTGCGGCAGTTCCTTAACAATCGTAATAACGCCCGTTACCATGGCATTCATTACCTCTTTGGCTTTCGTAAGCATATTGTTACCCCACGTAGCCACTCTGGTAACTGCTCCTACTATACTGTTCCAGATTTTCTGCGGCAGTTCCTTAACAATCGTAACAACGCCTGTTACCATGGCGTTCATTACCTCTTTGGCTTTCGTAAGCATATTGTTACCCCACGTAGCCACTCTGGTTACTGCGCTTACTATACTGTTCCAGATTTTCTGCGGCAGCTCCTTAACAATATCTATAACTTTCGTTACAAAACCTGTTATAACTGTGCCGCCTTTTTCCTGCATATTTGCGCCCCACTCTGCTATTTTCTCAACGCCCGCAGCGATTGCCTGCGGTATCAGAGTAGGTAGCTCTTTTATTTTATTTATGATTGTCATTACCAGCTTGCCTGCCGCCGTCAAAATCTTAGGCAGCCCCGTAATCAGTCCTGTTACAATGGCTGCTATAATCTGCGGTATGGCTGCGATTAAAAGCGGTATTGCATCTATGATGCCGTCAATCAATGCAACTATAATATCGCCCGCACTTTCGATAATAAGCGGTATGCCCTCAACCAGTGCATTTATGATAGCCGTTATGATTTCCGGCAGTGCCTCAATCAGTACAGGCAGCGCTGCTACCAGCCCCTGTGCCAGCCCCGTAAGCAGCTGTAATGCTGCTGTAATCAGCAACGGTATATTTTCTATCAGCATGGTTACAATGTTCGTAACCACCGTTACGATTGTTGGCAGCAATGTAGGTAACGCTTGTGCGATACCTTGCGCCAATTCCGTAATAATCTGTACGCCTGCCTCTAAAAGCTGCGGTAATATAGTAAGCAGCGTATCTATGATTGTCGGTATAATCTGCCCGATTATGCTTATCATTTCCGGCAGCATTCCAACCAGCGTATTAAGCAAGTACTGTACGCCGCTCATTAAAGGCGGTAATAACTCCTGTATAACCTGTGGTATATACGTTGCAAGCTGCTCTACGATTTCTCCCAGTCCGCTTACCAGCCTCGGCACTGTTTCTATTACCCTCGGTGCTATATTCCCTACCACTGTTACAATACTGTCTACCAGATTGCTTGTAAGCTGTGAGAAATTCGCCTCGCTGTCTGCCATTCCAGCTACCCAGTTGTCCCACGCTGAACTCATAGAACTAACCGAACCCTCTATTGTTGTACTTGCCTCTTTTGCCGTTGTCCCTGTTATGCCCATTTCCGTCTGTACGACGTGAATAGCGTCTACAACGTCTGAATATGATGAAATATCATACTTAATGCCGGATAGCTTGCTTGCATCATCAAGCAGTCGCTGCATTTCCTCTTTTGTACCGCCATATCCCAGTTTTAAGTTATCCAGCATGGTATAATTCTGCTTTGCAAAACCGTTATAGGCGTTCTGTATAAGCGATATATCAGTACCCATTTTATTTGCATTGTCTGACATATCCGTAATTGCCACGTTTGCCTTTTCTGCTGCCGCTGCCGTGTCATTATTCATACTGGCAAGCAGCGACGCTGAAAAGCTGGTAACTGTTTCCATGTACTCATTTGCAGACATTCCAGCTGTTTTATATGCGTCGTTTGCATAACCAACAACCGTATCAGACGACGTTTTGAAAAGAGTTTCTACACCGCCTACAAGCTGTTCCTGTGCTGCGTATCCCTCTATCGCTTTTGTGGTAAGCGCTCCTATGGCTGTTGCCGCTCCCGCAACTGCTGCCGCCGTCGCCGCTGCTGCTGCTTTAAGCGCTGTACCCATTCCACTTAGCACGCTTGTAAATCCAGAAAATTTCCCCTTTGCGTCGTCTGCCTGTTCCCCGCTGTCTTTTATTTCCTTTCCCATTTCGTCAGCGGCTTTTTCTGCTTTTTCCATTTCGTCAGTCGTTTTGCCTAATTCCTGCTCTGTCTTTACAAGCGCTGCTTTCTGGTAATTTAACTGGGTTTCAAGTTTTTTACTTTCTTCGCTATTGTCTCCTGTTGCCTTGCGGCATTTTTCTAAAGCCGCCTCGGTTTCTTTTACCTTTTTTGCCTGCTCGTCGTATGTTTTCTGTAGTACCGCCTGCTTTGCTTTCAGCGCATCTACGCTGCTTGCATTGTCCTTATATTCAGCCGTTACAAGTTTCATTTCAGAATTAAGCACTTTAAGGGTGCTGTTAATTTCCTTGCAGGCTGCTTTATACTCTGCCTCTCCGTCAAAACTTAACCTTGTTTTGACGTTCTGCGTCTTATCTGCCATAATTAAAAGCCCCCTAACGCTATGTCTATATCGTCCATGTTTTCTGTAGCTGCTGGTGTTCCCGCCTGTTCCTGTCGGAAAATGTGCGGGTTATATTCCTTGTGATATTTAAACAGTGTCGTTATCTGGTATGGTGTTTTTCTCCATGCCTCACGTTCCCTGTATCTCAAAAGCACTACTGCAATATACAAAAGCCGTGCAGTATCTAATTTTCCTGCACGGCTGCCCTGTTTCCCTCTTCTGTTGTTTCTTCTCCGTCGTTTTCGTTCTCTGTGTCGCTGTTGTCTCCCGCAGTTCCTCTGTAGAACGATTTAAAAATAGCGTTCTGTACTTCCTGCAAATTTCCTGCGTGTATCAGTCTGCCTACCCTCTTCTCTTCAAGCAGCTGGGCGTTTTCGTCCTCTGCTAAAAGTGCCTCGTTAATAAGCAGCGTAAGTAACCACCTTGTATCTTTAAAAAGGTTTGGGTTATCTTTATTGAATACCTCACTTAATTTGTCGTAGCCCCCAAACTTTTCCTGCACTTCGTCTAATGCGTTCAGCGAAAAAAGTAAACCATATTCTTTGCCGTTCAGCTCTACGGGAAAAGCCCCGCTCTTTAATGCTCCCATGATATAAAATTAAGGCGCAGCCCATGCTACGCCTCTCTCCTTTCCTGTTTTATACACTTTCCATTGCTGCTGCCTTTTCCGGCACTGCTGTAAACCACGTTTTAGCCGCTGCGCTTTCCTCTGTTCCCACAAAGTCTGCTTTCCACAAGTTATCTTTCTTTCTTGTTGTAAAAGATGCCTCAATGTCCGGCGTGTTAAACTTGATACTCTCGCCCTTTGTTTCGTACTTTTCAGACGGTACTTTAAATTTTGCTTTAAGCAGCCATACGTAACGGTATTTACCACCCGTTTTCTTAGCTCTGAACCCTACAGCAACATACGGCGGCTCGTCCTCTTTTCCCGCCCATACTACGCTGTTCTTATCTACTGCCTGCCCCAGCAACTCTGCCACCACTTCCAGCGTAAGGTCTTTAATTCCCAGCTTAAGCGTTCCACTTGCAAACTCTGTGACGCTCACGCTTAATGTGTCGTCTGCATACAAGCTGCCGTCCGCTGTCTTTACGGACAAATCGGCGCTCATTGCCTCTGCCATTTTCTTAGGTGCCCCGTAGCTCTCTGCTCCGTCTGCCTCTGTGCATACGGCGTAATATAAATCTTTCAGTCCCAGTGTCATTGTTTAATCACTCCTCTTTCAAAATCTCGACTGTGATAGGCACTAACCAGTACCCCGTTTCTGTTTCGTAGCTTTCTAGCTGAACATTTAAAATCCGAACACCCCCGCTATATATTTGTAAATGGTCTGTTTGGTATCGTCTGCAAGAGATAAAGAGAAAACTGCCTGCCCGGTAAAGGGTAAGCGGTTTTTTTATTTCCTGCTGCCTCCTGCTGCCTTTATTGCCATGATACTCATACAATAATTTGACAACGCATCATTTTTCAATCTATACAAATCCGAAAGACAAAGCCCATATTTTGCCTGTAGCCTCGCCCTATGTCCTGCATATCGTTTTTCACGGTCAATAAAGAACTCCTGCAGCACTTCCCTTTCCCTTTCCGAAAGCATACGCAGCGCTGCTTCTATAACTGCTGCCTTTTGTCGTTCTGTCTGGTCGCTGCTTCCTTCCAGCTTTCTAAACTGTTTTAAGTCCTCTGCTGCCTTGTCCTTCATTTTTTCAAAGCCCATTTTCGAACCCTCCTATTTCGTCCATGATATTTTCTAGCCATTTATCCCACTTTTCGCCCTCTATTGCTGCCTCTTCCGGCGAAGTCTTGTAGATATTCTGCTCCCGTGGTTCTTTCTTGAAATATGCTCTATGTAGTGCCTGTAAACTCTGGTCTTTTCTAAGTATGTACATTGCTTTATCTTCTGTTCGTGTAACTGCGAACTGGTCTTTGTAACGCTGCCCGTCTGCTATCTCCGTTTTTGCCCGTCCATTAAAATATATTTCCTGTATTACATACCGTTCCCGCTCCGGCAGCTTTCCAACTGCTTTCCTTACAATCTGCTGCAATTCCTTTTTTTCATAGTCGCTTTCTATGCTTCCGGCGCTTTTATCTTCCAGCATTTCTAAAAGCTCCGTTTCGTGTCCGTCATTTTCCAATGTTATATTTAGTGAAGAGGCAGCAGCAGGGAATATGCGTTTATCTCCTTCCCGCACGTTCCCGAACATTTTGTAAATTTGTTTCTTATATTTGAATGTCATGTAAGAAGTGAATTTATAGCCTTTTTCTGGGTTGTATGCCTCCACTGCTTCCAGCATTGCAAAATAGCCGCATTGTATAAAATCTTCCATATCAACAAAAGCATTTTGCTCTATTATGCTCCTGTATTTTGCCGCCATTATTATTACAGTGCCTCTGCACTCCCCCCAGAGCATCGGCAGCAGGCTTTTTTCTCCCGCCTTTATTCTCGCTGCTAGCTCTTCCCTTTTCTCTCTTCCGTCCATGCTGTGCCCCCGTTTCTGCTATTCTTCTGTTATGTTTGGGTGTTGCTCCGGGTTCGTTTTACAATAAAGGTCTATGTCTGTTTTATATCCTTCGTGGTCGTCTATACGTGTAATCTGGTAATATTCCCCGGCATACTCTACAATCATATCTGTTTCTATATCTGTCCTGTAATTTACGGTAAATAATACGTTTTCTTCCGCGTTCACTGTTGCCGCTGCAAAAAACTCTTTCCCGGAAAGCTGGCGATAATACGCCCACAGCTTTCCCTCATGTATTACATTCCATTTTTCTACAGGAAACCCGTTGTTATTTGTATAACTTTCATACGCCAGTATGCGTATTTTCTTATCTTTCAGCTTCATTGTGCCCTCTCCCTTTTATTGTGCCTCTATGAACTCGTTGTAATGCTCATACAATCCTACATAAGCATTTAGCAAACTCGCTGTGCCGTCTATTCGCTGTTTTGCTGCTTGGTTCTTTATCGGTACTATGTTCCCGTTTCTGTCCTCCTGTACGCCAGTATTTGACAGACACCAGCGCAGCACTGGATTGTTATTGTAGTTAATCTTCTTTGCTTGTAAATCAGCGCCTAGAAACTGCATCGGCAGCGACAGCGTTTTTGCTCCCTGTGCAACGCCTTTCATTTCTGTAAACCCTGTTGCTTTCATTTCCTCAACCCAATACGTAGCGCTCCATCTATCGTAATATATCCATGCCGGAAATATGCCGTATGTGTTCGCCATTTCCACAAACCACGCCGTAACGTCCTTGTAGTTTATCGTATTCCCCTTGCACAGCCTCACAAGCCCCCTCTCATACCATTTATCATATGGCAGCTTCTCTTCGTTCACACGCCTTTCCATGCTGTCCTCTGGTATCCAGTACATTTGCGCCACATATCGTTTTTCTGTTTCCCTGTCAATTAAAAGCAGGGTTGCACACGTTAAGTCACGTGAGCTGGAAAGGTCAGCGCCGCCTATTGCATAGCAGCCCCGGAACTGCTCTAAATCGAATGTTTCTTTGTTGGTTATATCCTCCAAAGAAAGCCACGCGTTGCCTATTGTGTCCCTTATATTAAAATCCTTTACCAGTATGCCCTTTAGGTCAACCGGGTTATTTTGCGCCCTTATAACTTTGTTTTGCAAGTCCTCCAGCTTCTTTATTGTCCCTAGCGCTGGGTTTGCTTTCTGCCACATTTCCGGGCGCGTCCATTCCTCCCTGCTGTCAAGTTCATACAATATCGGTAAAAAAGTTTCGTCCTCAAAAATTCCGTCTGCTACATTGCAGGCGTATGTATACATATCATCGAAAATACATTCGCGTATTGTTCCCGCCGTTGTTATCATAATCAATAAAGGCTGCTGTCTTGCGCTCTGCGACTGCTTCATAACTTCGTATAGGTTACGGTCTTTAATTCCGTGCAGCTCGTCTATAATGACACAATGAGAATTTAAACCGTCAAGGCTTCCACTGTCCTTACTTAAAGCCTCAAAACGTGAAAAAGTAGTAGGAAAATACAGGTCTGCTTTTCTCTTTTTTAGTGCTTTTCTTAACGCCGGGCTTTGCTGTACCATGTTGTAAGCCTCATTAAATATAATTTTGGCTTGGTCGCGCTTTGTTGCCACGCTGTATACTTCCGCGCCCGCCTCATGGTCTGCCGTCAGCATATAAAGTGCGATACAGGCAAGCAGCGTACTCTTTCCGTTTTTTCTCCCAATATAAAACATTGTTTCCCGGTACTGTCGCAAGCGTGTTTCTTTGTCGATAAAACCGAAAAGGGCAGAAATGAAAGCCTTTTGAAATAACTCTAGCTCCATTTTCCTGCCTCCCCATTCGCCGCGCGACTGTTTGCACAGTGTTTCAGTAAATTCTATAGGTCTGTTTGCCCGTTTTTCGTCAAAAATATATCTTCCCTCTGGTTTTTTTATCCTTTCAGCCAACTTTTTGTATTGCTTCCTTACCCGCGCCGAAACAATGACTTTTCCGCTTTCTATCTGCTGCCAGTATTCTAAAATATAATTCAAGCACTACTCCTGCTTTTTTATAAATTCCAGCAACTCATTAGCGCCCTTGTCTGTCGGTTCGGGTTTAGGAAGCATATCTGTAAGCTGCCGATAAATAAGGCTATAGCGCTGTATCATGGTGTTATAGGTCTTGACTGCCGGGCTTTCCCGGTCAAATTCCTGCTGTCCCTGTTTGAAATGGTCTATTGCGCCGTTTTTTTCTATGTGTCTGCGCAATCCGTTTAACGTGTCCTCCATAAAAGCAATTTCCGCTATGAGCTTTTCCGCAACCGCCCTGCGGTCTACTGGAACTAATTTTAAAAGTCGCTTTAGCTTGCGCATATTTTTTAATTTTTCCGTATTTTCTCCCGCTGGCATTTTATCCCCTCCTAAATCCTGCTATTTTACCCCCCCTCCTACGCGAAACCCCAGAGAGGAAAGAAAAGGTTGCCTGCCGCCCGGTGTTTCCCCTCCCTTTAATTCGTTAGGTTGGGGGGTATAAATGGTTTTTTTAATGACTTGCTGTATTTTTCGTGCCACTCTATTGCAAGCCTTTCAAATTTCCTGCGGCTTCTGTTTCTTTGTGGGTCGTTTCTTATCCGTTCCAGACATTCCTTTAATGTCGTATCCATTAGCACCAGCTCTGCGTTAAGCTCCTGCGCAAGCCTGCGCATTTCCAGCGCGTCTGCTGTTGCTGTTACCACAAAAGCCCGCTCCCACTTCCCGCGCCTCTGCTGTATACACTGATAAAGCAGCTTGCGCACTTCTAATGCTGTCGGCAGCACTGCCCTAAAGTCCAGCCTTACGCCTCCGCTTTCCCCCATGAGTGCAGCACATATATAATCTAAATCAATTACTAAATCATGTGGTAGCTTATTCCTCAATACATACGTTGTCTTTCCGCTGCCCGGACTGCCGCACACCAGAAATACATTAGGGCTTTCTATTGCGTCGCCGTTCTCGTCGAAGCTAATCCCGTTCAGCTTTGCAGGCTGCCCTTTAAAAGCCTTGTAGTCCTGTGCGTGTTCCTGTGCGTGGCACTTCTCGCATACTGCTTTCAGATTTGTCCAGTTAAGCGTTACTTCTGGGTCGTTTATGTTCCACGGTTCTATATGTCTGATATGGTGGACGATGCACGCCGCCCCGCCGCAATCCTCACATATATAATTTTTGCTGCTTAGATATGCCTTGCTTGTTTTTCTCCATTGTGGGCTATCATAAAAGCCGCGTGCAAAATCCTTTGCCATATCTTTACTTTCCTTTCTGTGCTACATCATTTAAACAGTTCTGCTACGTCCTCTTGTGTTGCCTCTTCGCCTCCTGCTGCCCCGCTGTCTGCTGTATTATTAACTGCTACCAGCGCAAGCGTTTTTAGTAGGCTGTCAATCGTCCGCTGTATCTTTTCCGCGTCCACTCTCTCCACGTTGTACCATAGCAGCAGTATAAACTTTGCGGCTGTATCGGCTAACGGCTGCCCTTCCTGCTGCTTTGCTGTTACTCCTGTTGTCAGCTCTATATAGTCCGGGATTGCAGACAACAACCCCTCTATGATAGCGTCATTGTCTGCCGTATCCAGCCGCAGTATTTCCCGTGCCTGCTCTACTGTCAGCATATCCGCAGCCCCCTTTAAGAAGCTGCACGCGTCAGCTTTACAAATGCCTCTGATACAATCGGCTTGCAGTCTGCGATTGCCATTGCTCTGTAGTCAATCAGCCCTTTCTTAAAGCTGCTTTCCCTTGAAGCCTCTACCGTGATGCCTTCCGGCATATTGTAGCCCATATAGTTAAAGTTTCCGAAAATAGCGGTTTCGTCTGTAATATAATCATCAATAATCACAGGGAAACCTAAGATTTTCCCTATTCCCTCGTTTTTAGGGTCTGCAATGAAGATAGGGCGCTCGTTTGCATCTACAAGCCCATAAAACAGATTGTAAAGAGTGGCGTTATTCATAGCCCACGCTGCGCCGTTTGCATATCCTCTTTTCAGTGCTGCAACCGTCTTTACTACGTCCGCATATTTAAGCCCCGTTGTCTTTCCGAATGTGAGGGCGTTCTTTCCGTTCTCCCATGTAATGCCTGTTAAAAGCCCTGTCCCCTGCCCGCTTCCTGTACCATTTACAAGGGCATTTGCGATACATTCCATTACACTTGCGTTAAGCTCCTGCGTCATGTATCCCTCAAATGCTGAAACGCTCATTTTCCGCGCTTTTTCACTGATAGAAAATACTTTCATAATTTCGTACCCGTCAAATGTTACGCTTGTTGTTTCTGGCTTTTCGCTCTCGACTGCTGCCCCTTCTGTGTGCCAGTTTGCCGCTGCTGCTGGTGTTCCAATCGGTACGGCAACCTTTGAGGGAATGTTGAAAGCTCTGCACGCTCCCATAATGCCGCCCATTGTACGTGCCTTTTTAATTACTTCGTTAAGCGTCTGTGTTGGAAGCACTGCTGCCGCATTGGTAGAGCTTGCGAAAGCGTCCGCTCTCTGGTCGCCCATAGCTCTTTTATAGGCAGCCTGTTCAAATTCTGTCATTTTCTGCCCCAGCAGTGACTTAAAAAACGCGCTTCTGTATTCTGCGCTGTTCAGTACGTCGCCCTCTGTCGCCTCATGGCTTGCCCTGCGTTCAAAGCTCATTCCTGCGCCTGTAATCGGATTGAACGCGCTGCGCTGGTTGCCGCCTGCTGCCTGCTGCTGTATGTTCTCTTTTGCCTGTGCCAACCCGGAAAGCTCAATATTTAATGTTGTTATGTCTGCCTCTGCGTCGGTTTCAATCGTTCCTTTGATTTCTGCCGCCCTGCGCTCGATTTCCTCTACGGTAGCGTTACGGTAATAATTAAATGCCTCTGCGATAGTCTTAAATTTCATTGTGATTTCCTCCATTATTTTTTGTGCTTGGTGTCCGATTTGGACACCCCTAAACATTCTTCATCAATATTTTGTTTGCCTTTATGATAGCTTCCCTGCGTCGTTTTTCTGCCTCTGCCTGCCCGCTGATAGCAGAACGTGCTTCTACGCTGGTTTGCGGATACGCCGGAAACGGGACAACGCTTATTTCATATACCTTTTCTATTTTGTGTATAGTTCTGGTCTTTGTCTTTGCGTCGTAGCTGTCCCCACCCTCCGGCACTTTAAAGGCAAAAGACATTCCCGAAAGGTCGCCGCGCTTTACTGCCGTATATACGCTGTTTGCCTCCGGCGTGTCTGGTAAATCTGCAATCATGCGTAACCCTGCCGGGTCGTGAATGAGTTGCATTGTTTTTGGTGTGCGTGCAAGAGGTACTTTGTTTAAATCATGGTTGTAAAGTAGCCTTGCGTCGGACAGGTCTGCACCTTCCAGCGCTCCCGCCCTTATCACTTCTATAAAAGCCCCTGCCGGGTCGTTTATCTTGGTTGGTTGGTCGTATACTATCGGTCTGCCCTCTAGCCTTAACGCCTGTTCTACTCCTGCTGCCGCGTCTGCCCTTATCTCGCATATTCTAATTTCTTTCATTGCCTGCTGCCTCCTTTTTCGGTTCTGCCCCAGCTTTTGCCATTTGGTATTTATGCGCCTCGTCTGCTGATACTACGTTTAGCGTCTGTAGCCGCTTCTCTCCGTCCTCTACGCTTGGCAAGTTTAATATTTCTAGCGCTTGGTTGATTGTAAGCAATCCATACGGCATAAGCTCTTTTATAAGGTTTACCTTTGTTGCGTTGCTGCTGAATTGCAGCCGCCCACTCTCAAACAATATAGAATTTCCGAAAGCCCGTTCTCTCTCGTTGAATATTTTTCTTGTAAATTCAAGGCTGAACTGCACCGCCAGCGGCTCTATTGTGCTTTCATAAAATGCCGCCCACTGGTTTTCATCATAGCTGCTATTTACGATTGCTTCTGAAATCCCCAGATAATCATAAATCTTTGTTTTTACAGCCTGTAGCTGCTTCTCGTCTATTGTGTATGGCTTATTATCCAGCGGTATATATTCCGATGCGTTATCTATTACCGCTATGCCGCCGTTATTGGATATTGTCAGATAGTCTTTTATAAAATTTTCCTGTATGTCTTTCAGTTTTTCCACATTGGCAAGCTGCGTGCGCTTTAATATGCCCCGCAGTGTTGCGCCGCTGTTGATTGCTGAAATAATACCCTCGTTTTGTGTATGCGCAAGCTGTAGCGCTGGCTCTAGTGCTTCGTTTCTGTCGCCCAGTAGGTCGTTACTGTTAAAATTTCTTCGTAGGTGTATTACATCGGCATACGGCAGCACTACGCTTTTGCCGCCAGAAAACAGAAAATCACAGTACAGTGCCCCTGCTGCATCTGTCACAAAATCAATATGCACTGCATTTAAAGGATACACACCCACAGGCCGCCCCCGCTCGTCCTTCTGTAAGAAAGCAAAAGCATTGTTATAAAGAAAATAGTGCGTCGCCAGCTTATACAGCATATCGAAAGCGCTCATATATGGGTTTGGCTCTATCTGTAGTAGGCGGTTTATTTTACAATCTCCCTCTGTTCTGTCGTGGTCTGCATATCGTATCACGTGTGAGCCTTTCAGCTTCGCCACGTTTCGCGCTATTGCGTCTACTGCTCCCCTATATATGTCATTTGCGTATGCGTCGCCGTTCCACGCTGAAAAAGAGTTGCCGCCTCCCAGTATTTCAGCGCGTTCTGTTTCCCCTTCTGGTGGCTTTGCTTTGCGGAATATCCGCGAAAAAATGTTCATTTCTTCCCTTACTCCTTCCTTTTGTTTTCTTCCCTTGCAGTGCCTCTATTTTCCTGCGTTTATACCGCTTGAAAAGGTTGCCTGTGTAGTACATCATTTTTCTTTTTTCCTGCCTTTGTATCATGGCGGCGCTCTCTGTCTTTCCATGCTGCCGCCCTCCTGCTCTGGCGTATTATTTACCGTGTTGGCTGCTTTTCACATTAAAAACCAGCAGAAAACTTGTTGACCGTCCACATACTCTCTAGCTGGTATGACCGCTGCTATTTTTGTCACGGTATCCAGATGCAGCTATTAGCCTGCTGCTCTCTGGTGCAGGCTCGCCATGCCTGCTGCAAGTACGCCGTGCTGGAATCGAACCAGCCGCGCCCAGCTTATAAGGCTGGCGCTCTAACCAATGAGCTAACGGCGCTTATTAGCTGTGGTTTTCTTTGCCTTTCTTTCTTGCCTCTTTTTCCTGCCCGGTGCTGCTATTTTTCTGCATTTATAGCGCTGGTATAGGTTTCCCCAGCTATCGCAGCCTATTTCCCAATCCGGCAGCAATATATAGCCTTTCGGTGCTGTCGGTACTTTCCGCATGATACTTTCCCGCTTAATTTCCCTTACAATCACAACAGGGCGCTCTAGGTTTAAGCTACCACTCCAACTGCGTTTATTTTTCTTTTTTCCCTCTGGCTCTCCCGCTGCCGTTTCTCCTTCCGGCTCTATATTTTTTGTTATGTATGCTGCTAAATCCCTGTAGTCGTTTGTTTTATCCAGTATGGACGACGAAACGCGCCCACGCCCCCAGAGTTTTGTTAAATCCTTTAGCGGTATTCCGTTCATTACCGCGTGTATATGCCAGCGTCCCTGCTTTTCTAACGTATACACATACTTTAAATCTGGCAGCCCGTTCTTTTTAAGATACCGCCGCACCCGCCTTGTGAAGTTTCTCCATTCCTTCCGCGCGTCCTCTTCCCCTATATCCTCCGCAAATGTAAATGTATTGAACTGGTCGCCCTGCTGCCCGTCAAAGTTTATATATATCACTCTCCACAGCTCGTTGCCCGTCCTTATCTCGTTAGCCTTTTTCTGTGCTGGCGTTGATGCCTTTTCTTTTTCCCCTCTCTGTACGCTTCCCCCTTTTGTGGAATGGTAGCGCATAACCTCCATAATATCCCCTATGATTATTTTCTTTTCAGTGTATGGCATATGTATTTCCTTTCCTGCTGCCCTCCCTGTAATGGTTAAGAAGATAACGTTATTTACAAGGTCGGAACTGCCCGCCATAACCGCTAAAACTCTTGCAATCTGGCTTTACATATGCTATACTTAATCTTGGTTAGAGGCATATGTAAAGCCTGTTAGCGTTCAGCGGTTTTCCGTTGGGCGCTATTCTTTTTTTCTTTCTTCTTTATCGAACTGTTGTTCTTTTTCTCCCTCTTCATAACCCCAGCAGTACGCTTGGTAAAATGATTTTGAAAAAAAATAGTATTCCTCCGGCTTTACCCATTCCGGCAACTTATAAGCCCGCTTAAATTCCTTATAGGTCATTTTGCTAAATAACGCGACTGCTGCCGCCTGCCCTGCATAGTGTATCTTTTCCGCAATGTTTCCAGCCATTTTATACGCTTCTTTTTCCTCGGCGGTCAGTTCCCTTTCATCGTCGCCGAAACGATAGCTTGTAGCTTTATTTTCCTGCCCTTTGCTCACGTTCAACGGTGCAATCATTCCTTTTTTCCTCTCTTTCCCTGCTTGTATATGTTTCGTGTTCGCTTTGTGTTTCACAGTCGCACTTTTCGCCACAGTCAAGGCTACAGCCGCAGCGTTCACACACTCTATACATCATGTTCTTTTGCTCCTTCCTTCTCGTTTTTCGCCTTTTCCATACTGCCTGCCCTCACTCCGATAGCAAAGCAATACAGCAGCCCCGCTTCTTTTTCGTCCATTTTTTCTAATAACTCTCGCAGCATTTCTTTTTTGCTCATGGTTTCCGCTCCTTTCTGCCTGTTTTGTGTTTATATTGCAATCTGCTGTATAAGCGCTGCTATTTCCGGCTCGCGCCTGCGTTCTGGTGGCAGATGCCTCACAGCCTCCCGGCACTCTTCCCGCAGTATTACAATTTCCTCTACACTTTTTTGTTTATGTATAAGGTGGCAATCCTCTATAAAGTCAAAATATGTTTGCGCTTCATCATTGCTTAACGGCGTATCGTATGAAAATACCTTACAGGCAGCGCGTGACTGTGTACGTTGCGCTCTATACAATGTTTTCAAGCTCTTCTCTATACTGCTGTATGTATACCCCCGAATTTCCGCGCCTCTTGGTATGCCTCTTTTCATTGCATTATTCGCCGTTTCTGTAGCAGCTAAAAACGCCTCTGCTATTATGTCCTCTGTGTCTATACATACATTTCTGCATCTTTTCAGCAGCATTGTTGCGCTTTGTCTTGCTATGTTCCGCGCAAATGGAATCATGCTTTCAATCATTGCATTTCTTTCCCTTATGTCCTTGAAAACAAATTCCCTGTTTTGGTCTATGTCCCGCAGATATGCCGCTTTTGCCTCTGCATAATCATCAAAAAGCTCTCCCGGCTCTACTCCCAGCGCCTCCGACAGTCTTTTTATGACTGCTGGTCTTATATGTTTTCTTCTCCCTCTTTTTATGTCTGCAACTTGCGTCTGTCCCATGCCTGCCAGTTCTGCAAGCTCCTTTTGTGTTATCCCACGTATCGCGCACCAGTCCGCTATATGGTTCGGCTCTGTCCTTACGTTAAATTTATCCTCTGGCTGCTGCCCTCCGCTCTTATCTGCTATTCGTTGCGTCCGGCTTTCTGCTTCTTTCAATCCTGCCGCCTGCCCGTTTCTGCACTCTCTCACATTCTCTTTCGCCTGCTGCCTGCTGCACTCATAATCTGGAAAAATCTTTTCTGGCTGTGTTTCCAGTACCGCTGCCAGCTTTTCCACAAATTCCATTGATACGCAGCTTACTTTCCCCCGTTTTACCATTGCTATATATCCCTCGGTAAAATTTATTTTCTGCGCTATTTCCCGCTGCGTCTTTTTTTGAGCCTTGCATAATGTGTCTATATTATTTGGCTGTGTCCTTACTGTTGATTTTTTAGGCATAATGTGCCTGCGTTTTCGCTCCTGCCTTTGCCTTTCTTTCTTCTCTTTTGTATTGTTTGAATATGTCCGCAATCGACTTTCCAAAGTCTTTGCATGTTTCCTCTTCGCTGGCTGTCAGTCCGCTTTCCGGCTTAATTTCTTTTGCTGGTATGATACGATACAGCGGCACGTTTTCCGCTACTGAACCGTCCGGCGCACGCAATCCCATAACTGCCACTTGCTGTAAGGCTTCGCCCTCTGCTAAAAATCTCTGCATTATGTATTCCTCCATTACTTAATAGCAATATTATTGCTATTCATAGTAAAAAAAATATGGTCTATGCTTGCTTCTGGGTATTTCCGTTTTATCTTTTCCATGAAATTTCTACCAGCTTTTGCCGTTCCCTGTTCTACTTTCGCATACATTGACAGAGATACCCCCAATTCGCTAGCCATTTTTTCCTGACTTAATCCCTTTTGTGTCCTAAATTCTTTTAATTCACACATTCTTTTTTCTCCTTTCCGCAATATTATTGCTATCTGTGTTTAATATACCATAGCAATATTCTTGCTGTCAAGATGTTTTTTAATATAATTGCGGTTTCTCTTGTAATTAGCAACTATATTGCGTATAATATAATTGATATAACTATAAGGAGGTACGCACTATGGCAGCTTCTCTAGGAAAAAAAATAAAAATGCTTCGTACCGAAAAAGGGTTGACACAAGCCGAACTAGGCGAGCTACTTAATAAAAGCGGTAGCACTGTCCGTATGTGGGAGCTTGACCGCTCGCAGCCGTCGCCGCAAACAATCCGTTTGCTTTGTGACGTTCTCGGCACTACTCCCAATGCTCTACTTGGCAAGGAAGAAAAAGAAGAGCCTGTAGAAATGGTTACGATTGATAATAATATTTTAGGTAAACGCTTACGCGCTGCGCGTGGCGATATGTCTATGCGCGAATTTGCTAAAAAATGCAATATAAGCCCGCCCCAGTTAGAAGCCATTGAAAATGGCGTTGATACAAACACGGGAAAGCCTGTTACAATCAGTTTTTCTGCTCTTGTTGACCTTTCTTTAGGCTCTGGGCTGTCCTTAGATTATTTAATGGGTAAAGACGAGCCAGCATTTAACAGCACTCCGTTAGAGGGCATGAGTAAAGAGCAAGCCTCTCTTTATATGCTCACGGAATTTCTAAGCCTCATAGATAAAGAATATCCTAAAATACCGCCCCAGCAGAAAGCCGCTTTAATTAGCGAATTTTATAAGCATGACCCTATAAAATTGTTATTATCTGCACTTAATAACGAACTATCCAAACAAGGAAGTGATGAAAAATGATGCAGCAGGCATTAAACGCCGTAATATACGCCCGTTATTCTTCCCACAATCAAACAGAGCAAAGTATAGAGGGACAGCTCCGGGACTGTTACGCATTTGCAGAGCGTGAGGGCTTGCAAGTTGTAAGCGAATATATTGACCGTGCCATAACTGGGCGCACTGATGAACGCCCAGACTTTCAGCGCATGATTGCCGATGCACGAAAACAAGAATTTCAGCGTGTCATTGTCTGGAAATTTGACCGTTTTTCACGTGACAGATACGACAGCGCTATATATAAACATAAACTGAAACAGTGCGGCGTTAGGGTTCTGTCTGCTATGGAAAATGTAGGAGAGGGCGACGTTAGTATAATTCTTGAAGCTCTGCTAGAAGCCAGTGCCGAACAATATAGCCTTGACCTTTCTAAAAAGGTGCTACGCGGTCAGCGTGAAAGCAGGCTAAAAGGTACATTTTTAGGCGGCTTAACCCCTATCGGCTATAAACTGGAAAATAGAAAACTTGTTGCAGATGAGCGTACCGCTCCTATTGTTCGCTATATTTTTGAGCAATACGCAAAAGGTACGTCAAAGCAGGATATTATAAATGAGCTTGCCACACGTGGTATACTTAACCGCCACGGTAAGCCCCTTTCACATTCAACCTTGCAGACTATTCTAAAAAATAAAAAGTATATCGGTGTTTATACACATGGCGGGCAAGACGTAGCCGGAGGCTGCGAAGCCCTCATAGACGAAAAAACATTTTTAAAAGTACAGGAACAATTAAGCAAGAGAAAACACGCGCCTGCTGCCTCAAAAGCTGTTATAGAGTATCTTTTACAAGGAAAACTTTATTGTGGCTATTGTGGCTTTAATATGTTTGGCGACAGTGGACGCGGCAGGAATGGTAGCACATACCGCTACTATGCTTGCAGGCGGCGCAAAAAAGAGCGTGATTGTAAAAAGAAAAACGAAAAGAAAGATTTTATAGAGTGGTACGTTGTTGAGCAAACTGTAGAATACGTTTTAACCCCGGAACGTATAGAATATATTGCATCTGAACTTGTCGCCCAGTACAAAAAAGATTGTGGGATTGACCGTATAAAAGCATACGAAAAGCAGCTTGACAGAATAAAGGCAGAAATAAGCCGCCTTGTTGACACTCTGGCGGTCTGTCCTGCTGCCGCGCGGCAGCCTATTTTTGATAAAATGGAACAACTGGACGCTGAAAAGCAGGAGGCAGAGCTTGACCTTTCAAAGCTCCGCATATCTGCAAAAATCCAGATTTCTAAAGAGCATATTGCAGACTGGTTAAAGCAGTTCTGCAACGGCGACGCGCTCGATGTAGATTTTCAGAAAAGAATTATTGATACGTTCATAAATTCAGTATATCTGTATGACGATAAAGTTATTATTTATTACAACATTGAGGGCGGTAAGCAAGTAAGCTATATAGATATGATTGACAGTACCGAAGAGCCGCCATTTTCAGACGATGCGCCCGGCTCTTCTGGTGGTTCGGATTTAAAACGCCCCGCTCTGCGTCTATGCTGTTGATATAAACGCCTGCTGCTTTCAATACCTCTTTTGTCTTATCAAGCTGCACCTCAAAATCGCCCTTATGGAAAAGCGTAACTCTATACATTTCCCTGCGCTCTTTCTCTTCGTCGTCTGCATTTACCGCAGGCGTACCCAGCAGCCGCAGAAACGTATAATATGCGTCTGGCTTATCCCGTCCAGTGTAAACGCCTCTCTGGGCTGGCAACCCTGCGCTTTCTAAAATCTCCTGTATACTCATTCGCCTGTTTCACTCTCCCATATACTGCGCTGTGCCTCTACTACCTTTTCGTGCGCCTTTTCGTTTGCCACTGTCATATAAGGGCGTGCAGCGTGGCTACTTGTGCCGTACTCTGCCACAAAGCCGATTGTTGCATAGCGCACCTTGCTTTTATCTCCTTTTCTGTCGTTTCCATGCTTTGCCCGTCCCTGTGGGTATATCTCTACGTATTTCTCCGTATCGTCGCCCTTTACGTCCGTAGCTTTTATGGAATTGATAAAACCGCCCGTTTCATTCAGTCCCATTGCCTGTGCCTCTGCTCTCTGTGCCTCTATCAGCACATCAGCACCAGCTTTAAGCATTTTGGGGACTGCCTCAACTGTAGCCGCCTCTCTCCGGCTGAAAGCGTCTATAATATCTTCCAGCCCGACTGTGTTAAACTCTCCCATGCTTACACCTCGTTTCTGTGGCGTAAATCTGTAAGCGTAAGCTCTATGGTGTCTGTTCCTGTATCGTAGGTCTTAAGTACAAAATAGCGCCGCCCGTTTACTTCTACTACGTCCTCGCCGCCATAATCTGCCTTGTGTACCTCGTACTTTGCCTCTACCAGTTTTCCTGTCTGCTGGCTCTTAAAATATTCACTGTACCCTACTGATTTTTTGTTACAGAATACAGTGCGGGGGCTTTCTTCCGGCTTTACTGCAAAGCCGTTTTTATTTACCCTGTTTTCTGCTGTTGTTTCTTCAATAAGTGTTAATTCGTCCAGCCACTCCACCGCTTTACACCCCACTTTCTGTGCTGTTGGTGTCCGTTTCGGACACTTGCGGCGCTGTGTTGTATTCTGCTGATAAAGATAAGCGCATTTTAAGTGCGTCGTATGACTTTCTAAATTGTTCCGCAGCATTGTTAAAACCAAACTCTGCCTTGCAATACAGTGTAATTGCTCTGATAATCAACCCGTCTGTCTCTTTTATCACTTTTACGCCGTCGTTTTTCATATCAGCTTTGCAGGCGGCTATACAGTCGTTTATTTCCTCTGTAATTTTCTCACTGGTGCTGCTGATACGCAGCGCCGCCCGCATTTTCTCGGTTAATGTTGTGGTATCTGCTGCCATAGCCTGCACCCTCTTTCTTACTCTTCTATTACTGCTGCTACGCCTGCCTCTTCCAGAACTGCTGCACGTTCTCTGCTTACTGCGTATTCGTCCCCAGTATCCTTAATCTGGTTTAATTCCTTGTCAAGGAAACGGCGCTGTGCTTTTACTTTTACAAGCTCTGTGGCCGCCTCTTCCTCTTCGGCTTTCGCTGCTGCCTCTGCTGCCGCCTCTTCCGCTTCTCTTTTATCCTCTTCTGTAAGCTCGCTTTCGTCCGGTATGTCTACCTCAACCGCTGCGCAGCGTGTAGCAATTTCTTTCTTTGTTCCCTCTGCATCTACACCCAGCTGCTTTGCCAGTTCCTGCAAATCTTCTTTCTTGTAGCTTTCCAGTTCTTTAGCGTCTAAATACCCTTTCATGGTCTACCTCGCTTTCTGGCAGCCAGTGTTTATACACCAGCTGCCTTGTTAATTACACTGCCTCGATTTTCTTTACAACTACAAGGCTGTTTTTGTCTACTACCTTGCCGTCTACAAGCATAATGCCCTTTGTAATCTGGTCGTCTGTGTCGTTGTCCTCATACTTCTTTACGCCCATAGAGTAGTTTGTATTAAGCACGTAGTCCTTGAAATTGAAAAGGAATGCAAAAATTGTATCTTTCGCAAGTGCTGCGCTGTAGCTTGCTACGTAATCGCAAAGTACAACTGTTCTGCCTAAAAGCGTTCTCTCCGGCTTTCCAGATGTTCCATAGTTCACTTTTGCGATAGGCTGCCCGTTCTTATCTGTCATGCCTACATACTCCATAAAGGTCTTTTTACTCATGCACCACACAGCGCCATTTTCATAAGCCATAGGTAAAGCACCCTCTGCCTTAATCAAATCACTGTAAGACGGTGCGGCGCTCTCGATTGTCTGCCCGTCGGCTGGTGTCTCTGCTAAAATTCCTTTCGGTTTTCCTGTTCCGTTTCCGTCAATGATTGCCTGCTCTAACGCTTTTGTCATTGCCTCAACAATATTGTTAATAAGCAGTGTTTCAAAAGCGCTGATTGCCATTGTATCTACTTCCAGAGATACGGCTACTGCACAGCGCAGCTTATGGTATGCAAAAGTAATCATACCGTCTTTTGCAATATTCTTTTTCTGCTTGTCGCTGCCTGCTCCCTCATTTACCCATGTTGCAGTAGGCTTTACAGTAGATACGGGGATAGAAACGCCGCCCTTGTATGCAGTTCTGGTTACAAGGGCTAAAATCATTCCTGTGCTTTCCAGCTTTTCTACAATCTGGTTAAGCACTGTGGTAGGGATAACTGCGCCTACGTCCGTGCTTTTGCTTACTGCATCTGCTCTGTACTCTTTCGGCAGCGCCTCGCCTCTGCACACGTATTTCATAAATGCTTTTCGGTATTCCATACTGCCGTACTTGTCGTCGTTATCGCCCTCTCCTGCTGCTCCCTTGAAATTTCTAAGCACTCTCTGCTGTCCGCTGCCGTCTCCCTCTCCGTCGCCTACGCTTTCGCCTGCTGCAATTCTCGCAAGCAGTGCGCTACGCTTTTCTGCTGCTGCCTTAATTGCCGCTCTCTCTTCCTGTAAAGCTGTTACCTCATTCTCCAGCGCTGTAATTTCTTCCTCTTTCAGCTCCGCTGCTCTTGTGGTAAGCTCGTTTTTAATTGCTGCTAATCTTTCCTCAATTTCTTTTAATCTCATTGTTATGTTTCCTTTCTGGTCTTGGATTTTATAAGCTCGCTCTAATCTTTAGTATTGCTGCCCGCCTCTTAAGCAACTCCTGCCGCTCCTGCTCGTAACTCCTACTCGCAAAAGCACGGGCGCTTATTTCAGTATCGCCGTTTGCCGGAATGCTCACGGCTGATACATCATAAACTTTCTTGATTTTCAAAATCGTCCTTGTATGTGTTTCTCTGTCGTAGCTTTCCTCTGCTACGCTAAAAGCCCATGACATTTTATTTATCATGCCCGCCTCTATGTCTTGGTATAGCCCACGGGCTAAATCTGTCTTGCCTAAATCAGCTGCCACCTTAAGCCCTTTATAGTCCGGCTGTAAAATCAGTGTCTTATTTGACTGTCTGGCAAATACCCTGCCCTCATGGTCGTACTGCATGATAACGTCGCTCATGTCTGCACCGTCTAAAGCGTGTGCGTCTATTCTTTCGTAAATCTTTGTGCCGTCCTCAAATTCATACAGCAAATACGGCGTATCAAACGTAGTGGCGTAACCCTCTACGTAATACTCCGTCTGTATCAATTTCGTTGCACTCTGCGCTGTCAATGGCGCTGCCAGCGCCCTATATTCCCGCTCTTTCTTAATCGGCATTATTTACACCCTCTTTCTCTCCCAGCCCGCCTGCTGGTTCGCCTGCTGCCGCTGGCGGTGTCTGCTGCGGCTCTGCCTGCTGCCCTGTTGCTATGGGCGCTTGCTGTATAATTATCTGTGGCTTTCCATTACTGTTTTGCAGTTCGCTTACCTCGGTATACTCTTTGCGGATATAATACTTTTCCCCGTCCTCAACGTGTGCCATGTTCCATATATCCATAACGCCGTTTCTGTTCAATAGCGCACGGTCAAAAAGCTGTGTGCTTACACTTAACTTTGTGGCGTTGCTGGCATATTGCAGGCGGTTTGCTGAAAAGAAAATAGCATTACCGCAAGCTCTTTCTCTCTCGGTAAAACTCATATTTGTCATAACAAGCGATAGCTGTATTGCAAACGGTTCTATTTTCCCCTCGTAGTAAGCATTCCACGTATTTTCATCAAATTTATTTTGTAAAATATCCATGTTTGTACCAAAATGCGTGCATACATTTTCCTGTATATTCTGCATCTGCAATGCGTTTGGCGTGTATGGTTTGCTCTCTACCTGTTTCAGCTCACTAAACTTGTTATCATAAATTATCATGCCGCTATCGTTGTCGGCGCTTAAGTTATCCTCGGTAAAACGCTGTCGCTCTTTCTTTATATCCTCTGGTTTCAACATATTTGCCACTTTTGCCAGAAAGCGGATATTTGCAGAATTTTTGACAGCGTTTATAATTCCCTCGTTTTGCGTATGTATCAGCTGCATTGTTGGCTTAAGTGTTCTGTTGTCCTCTCCGAAAAGGTCGTCTGTGTATTCAAAGTCTGTCATAATGCCTACACGTTCAAACTCTATAGCTCCATGCTCGCCATTTGCAAACAGATACCGTAAATACACCTGCCCTGCTGCCTCTACGACTTCGCAGCGTTGCGCTCTCAATGGATACCAGCCACAAAGCCGCCCGTACTCGTCCTCGATAGGTATAATAAAAGCGGTGTGTTCCACCGCTACATACGTTGCCAGGCGCTTAATAAATTTTGTTGTGTCCATAAAATAGTTGGGCTTATGCTGTAGTGTCTTTTCCAGTGACTTAAGGGCGCTGCCCTCAATCTCCGGCTTAAGTTTACTGCAATGTGTCGCAAAGCTGTTTACTGCCGTTCTGGTTAAATCCATTTCATATACGCCGCCGTTATAACTGGTAAACGTCGGGCTGTATCCGTTCAGCATTTTAAAATAGCTGTCGATATATCGCAGCTCTTTACCATGAAAAAGATAATCTAAAAATTTCATGCCGTTTACTCTCCTTTCTATGCGGCATTTTTAAGCAGCTCGCCGCACTCTTCCCAGTATTTCTGCCGCACGGTCATTGCATCTATGACAGATACAAAGCCGTCGATATGCGCCCGCTGCTCGATTTTTATAGGTCTGAATTTTCTTGTTTCCATGTTGTGCTTAAGCGCAACATTTAAGAAATGCGTCTTTAGTAAATTGTTGTCGGCAATCTTAAAATCGCCGTCTTTTATGATGCCCTCAAACTCCCGTATAACTGGTGTAAGGTTTTCGCCTTGGTAAACGTCGTCCATGTGAAAACCATAATTTGCCATATCGGTAATAAGGTACTGGGCGCTGTATCTGTCGT